ATCCATTGGCATCAAATCTGTATCGATAACGTTTTCATCACCAACATTATAAATTTTATCAGGCAAAACATTAATAAGAATTAAAAAAGGCTTTATGTATTTTATCTGAGGTTTTAATTTCAGATATAAAATTTTACATAAAGCCTCTGGGCCGAAACAATTATTAAGAATAATGATGTGATTTAATATCAATCTTTCTTTGAGGTCATTATTTTCAATATATCGAGTAACAAGTTTTTTTATATATTTGATACGATTTAGATCTTTAATAAAATCTTCTGTTGAAGTATAATTCGCATTATCATAATGTTTCGCACAAAATAACAAAAAGTTTTCATTAGTTAATTTATCATTCATTTTTAAAAGGTACCCAGGTTAGTCCTTAACCAAGTGTTACTTGAAACGCAAACATAAAAATGTGTATTGTCATAAGCAATGTTCCCGGCAACTCCCATGGAAGAAGAGTTAGCGGGAACATTATTTGATACAATAAATGATTTTGAGAAGTTAGTAACAGATATTGTTCTCACAGAAGGAGAACCGTTAGCAACAGAAGCGTTGCTAACGGCGTTATATAACACAACAATTTCGTCTGTACTAGCGACAGTTAATGCATTTGGTAATTGTGAAACTGCCACTGAGTTATTTGCCATAATTATTTACCTATCAAACGTATTGGTCAACAGTATTTGAAGTGATTGTATTTGAAACGCCAGTAACACCTGTAGAAGATGTAGTGTTCTGTCCAAGAGAACCCATTGCAACAAGAGTTTCGTAATGTACACGACCAGCGCGACCACCAGTACCTTCACGACGAACAACCCAACCAGCATGAGTTACCTGAGGATAAGCTGAAGCAACATCGAAATAACCAGTTGCAGTTTGACCTTGGATAGTATGTGTCTGAGTGGTTGAAGCATTCGCAGTAATGGCAATATTTGAACCGCCAGAAGTTGCGGAAAGAACAATTGCCGAAGTATTAGAGAAAGCTACGTAATAAGAAGTATTACCAGTCAAACCAGGAATTGCTGTATTACCAGTTGGTACACCATAAGTCAATAGATCGCCAGCAAGGAACAAAGAGTTAGCTGTCGAAATAAGAATAGAACCAGCAGTTGTATTGACGCTAGTAGAATTGGCGCTGATATTAATTGCAGAAGGCGCAGCAATTGTAACAGTTGGTGGAAGAACATAACCAGAACCAGCCTGATTAGCATTAAGAGCAATTACACGACCAATAGCAACAGTAGCATTAGCTGAGGCGCCACTACCACCATTAACTACAGTAAGAGTTACTGCGGCATTAGAAGCATAACCAGAACCAGCAATTGATACTGTTCCCAACTGAATACCGCCACCAGTAGTACTCATCATTGTTGAATTGATTGCGAATACACCAACTGCGATATTTGGAAGAAAAGCGCCAACTGTTGTATTGCCATACATAGCAACGTCAACGTTTGCACGAGAACCAGGTGATGTATTACCAAAGTGAGCGTTAGAATCCATGCTAACTGGTGTTGAATTATTACCAGAGCCCTTAACAAGAACATATGTTCCGATTGGCGCTCCATTTGAAGATTCAGTAGTTGTTACGCTATTAGCAGTAACACCACGATCGTTTCTACCCCATTGTGCCATTTATATTTCTCCTTAAGAATTTCTTTTTATTATTTATAAAATTGGAAAATGGGGACTATTGAAGTCCCCATTGATTGTTATGAGGTTCTTCTCGAATCGCCTGAATGCTTGGAAAGGAAAGAAGTTTCCAATGCTTCCTTGTCACGAGGTTTTTCAGTATTATGATACTTTTCATAATGGGCGCGAGCTTCTTTGCCAGGAACCTTAAATTCTTTTCCAGTAACAGGATGAGCCAAAGTATATTCCTTTGTTTCAGGATGTACTTTACCATGAGACTGAGCGGACTGAATTTGTGAGGTTACTGAATCAATGCTTCTTGGTTGGTCTTCATCGCCGCCTTTTTTATAAGCGCCACGCTTGGTACCTGCCTTTACGCCACGCTTTTTTGCGCTTTCTTCTGCTTCTTCATCCATTCCATAATCGGAATTTGTATTATGCTTATCTGATCTCTTGGCGATATCATCGCGAGCCGGAGCAACAGAAGGAGCATTTCCTTCAAGAATAGCAGCAAAGTGAGCTAGTTCTTTTTCAGTGAAAAGTTCGTCAATGCTTTCGAAGTCAAAAATACCTTCACTCATATTTTTATCATCTAAATAATTTCCAGCTCTATCAGCACGACGAGCGTATTTTTCGCCCGTATCAAGATCTCCTTTTTTCAAAAATTTTGTAGCCAAATCACCAGTTTTAGTTTCAATTTTTTCTAAAGCTCTTCTTATTGAACGCTTATTATTATGAATACCAGTCAATTCTCCAAGATACTGTTCTTGAACCATTTTGGCCAAAGCACCACCACATCTTTTAGTAGCATCATTAGCTGCCTGCGTTGCTCTTCTTGCAGCAATTATATCTGAATTGCTCGAGGTTTCATCTGCAAATTTATTCATTCTTAATGCTTTTTTATGTGCTTCTTCTGCTTCTGAGTGGTCGGAATCCATTCCGCCTCTTTCTGCATGCTTGTTTGCCATAACATTATGATATGCAGCCATTTTAGCAAAATCCATTGAAGCTTCTTCAAGATCTTCTGCTTCTTCTTTCATTGACTTTTTGCGATCACGAAGTTTGTCAAAATCAGCTTTTGTCAACTTACCGAAAGGAGGAGCAACATCAAGGTTCTTTTGACCACCCTTTAATTCTTCTTCCATTTCTTCGCAGCCACAATTCTTTTTACCGCAATCTGGGCAAACGCCCTTCATTTTCTTTGCTGCTTCAAACATATTATTTGGATTTGATTCTTGTAATCTCAAAAATGCTGCAACTAATGAAGATGTTTCTTCTTTTACGGACTTTTTACTCTTTGTTGTTGGACCGCCGTCTTCATAATTCATATCTGGTTTTGCTGAACCCTGAAGAGCAGCTCTCTGTTGTGGAATATCCATACCTGGTTTAATAAGAGAACTAGTTGATGCGGTCGGAGCTGCCGGAGCTGGTTTTGGAGCAACAGGAGCAGGAGCTGCTTTAATAGCTGGAGCTGCAGGTTTTGGCACAGTTCCTAGTCCAGCTGGTCTTGGAGTTGGCATTGGAGGAGCTACTGGTTTTGGAGCAGCTGCAGCTGCTCTCGCGCCCGCTGGTTCAACAACGCTACCTCTACCAGCGCCGCCACCTGGTCCTTGATTGCCTGAAGAAGATCCACGACCGGCTCCTGCAGAAGTAGAAATATTACTTGCAGCAGCTGCAGCATCAGGACTTCCTTGATTACTGGCAGAAACAGCTGGAGGTTTTGGTGCTGGAGTGGATGGTACTGCAGTAGATGTTGTTGTAGAATCGTTAGTCATGCTTGATGATCTACGATCTGATCTTGCATAATTAGGATCACGATCAGCTCTATAGCCAGGTTCGCCTGGTTTTGGCGCAGGTTTATCGCTTTGCCCCCAAGTTGATGGGTTCCACCAATCTTCTTTTTGCATGCGTGCAGCGCGTTCTTGATTAGCCTTTAGATGTACTTCGGCAATTGCCTGCATTAAGTCTTTATTCATTTGTTTTTCCTTTGAAAGAGTTTTTACTATTTAATATTTTTTAAATCTTAGTTTGAAACTGTGTCTTTATCTGGCTTTATAAGGTTAGGGTTCCAAACAACCCCATCAACTTCTTTTGTTGGGCCATTACCGCTTTGTTCGCTATGTTTAGTTAATTTACTGCTCTTAACAACCTTTTTAATAGTTGATGCTCTTTTCATATCTTCATCAATAATTTTGGTTTTAATTTCAGCATTTTTGGAAAGCTTAGATTTTCTGTCAAAAGGAGTTAAAACTGACTTTGGTCTGGCAACATTTTCAACTGTTTTACGGTCTTTTGTGCCTTCGGCTTCTTCTTTAATTTTCTTTTTCTTACCGCCGTCTTCATAAGTATTCATTGATTTGCTCATTGTTCCGGCAGTTGCGCCACCGTAAAGACCCAAATCTTCTTTTACCTTTTTCTTTCCGCCGCTTTCTTTTTCAACACCAAATTCAACACCAGCAGCATCTCCAAAAGCTTCTTTCATTTTTTTCTTTTTACCGCCATCTTCTGGTTCTGGATTACTTTGACTTGAAGTTAAACCAGCTGTATCAGGAGGAGCGTTTTCCATCTTGGCGTTTTTTGTGGCTTCTTTAACTTCTTTCTGACCAGGTGTTTTTACGGAGTTTACAATTTCTCTTGCTTTACCTGTTCTTTCTTCTTCGCTGGCTTCATCCCAGTCACCACCAGGAGGCCCCTTTTTCTTGGCTGGATTAACATTCTTTTCTTTTTCTTCCTTGAGAAGAACGTTTCTAATCGCGTGGCCTAAACTAACATATGCCATTACTTTGATGCCTTTATTGTTGCTTTAATCATCCATCCAAGTTTTTCTTGCTGTTCAATACGACCCTGAAGATAATTTGTTATTCCATACTTTTTATTTTCTTCTGACTTATCTGCGGCAGCAGTTAGAAGACCAATAATTCTACGATTATCAGTTTCAAGCTCTTTCATCATTTCCATTGGCGAAGGAATGTTTAGCTGATCGTCAACCTTAGTTAACTCTTGAAATCTCATCAAACTTCCCGGAGCATATGCATTCAATGTGCGAATTCTTTCGGCAATGTCATCAACCGCCGCGAAAGCATCTTCATAAATTGTTTTTAAAAATTCATGATATTGAGGAAAATTTGGTCCCTCAACGTTCCAATGAAAATAATGCGCCTTCAAGTAATAGCTAAATGTACTCGCCAAACAAGTTTTAAGACTATCAACTAATTCTTTCATGAATTTCCGCCTTTTTTAGTTAATCCTCTTGCGGCATTAAGAAAATCGCCATAAGATGAACCTGTATTATTTTGTTGTGTTTTCCAACTATTAAATTCGTCTTTAGAAACAGTTCCTTTGCCTGTTTTAGCGGCATTTGAAAACTGAAATGGTTTTGGCGCCGTTGTTGCAACAGGAGCAGGTTGTTGTGTGGGAGCTGGAGATGAAGTCGTTTGTTTTGTTGATGTTGGTTCTGACGTCAAACTATCTTGTTTTCCTGGGCCAACATCATATCTGCTACCAGCGGTAATATCACCAGAAGAAATTCTTGATTTTACATTGGCAACATCTGTTGCTTTTTGAAGAACTGATGGATCAGACACAACATTATTAGATGGCGTATTGTCGCTCTGTTGAGCGCCTCTCATAAATTTTGTACTGGTTGGTCCGGTGTAATTATATGGAGTTGAATTGAAAATTCCCTTATCAAAAGGTCCTAAATTATTAGGTGTAGAACCATTTGCTTCTTTAAAAAACTGTTTAAAACTTTTCATTTTATTCCTTTCCTCCGCCACCGGAGCTCCCGCTTTTGCCTGGAGGTAAACTTCTAATTGAGCCATCGGCCATTCTAATTTTAACATTTTTCAATTGTTTTACGTGTCCAGCAGCATCTCTTATTGCTACTTCTTTAACTACACGCTTAATAGTATCTTTGGCAGATTGACCAGGAGTCATTTCTTTTTCTATATCAGTTAAAGAATCAGTGCCAATAAATCTGCTGTTTGGTTTCGTAAAATCTTTGGAAGTTTTTTCGGCACCAGTATAAGATTCCGATTTTGGAACACAATTGGGAACAGTTTTACCATTCTTTTTCTTTGTTCCATACGCTTCATAGCCCTTCCAACAAGGGTTATTCATCATTTTCTTTTCTTCAAGTTCATTTTCTTCACAATGCCATTTACGTAATGATTTATTGATTCTTGAATCTGGATCATGAGCCGTTTTGGCAGAAGTTAAACGCTTTTTCATTCCACTCATACGGGCGCAAAAGCTTTTGCGACGGTTTGCAGCTTTTGAACCTGCTTTTAGTTTAGAAGGTTCTGTTGTTACTGCTGTTTTAAGATGGCTTCCCGGATGTTCTCGACGATATGCCATAACGCCAGCTTTTGTCAAACCGCCTTCTGGATTTTTGTATTTTGAGTTCTGCCAATCTTCCATTAAATCCTCGTCTAATTGTGAGGCAAAACCTCTAGCGATAAATGAATTGACTCTATCAAATGCAAATTGTTCCGGAGTTCCTTCAAAGGAATCATTCCAGATTGCATATCCTCTACGATATACTTCTTCAAGTATATCAACTGGGATACTTGATTTTTGAGATTTTTTATAAAGCGATAATTTCGCTAAGTTAGTGAGTTGTATAGCAAAACCTGCAAGTTGTTCTACAACAACTAGCTGAGGATCAAATGTACTAAACTTTTTAACCATTGGAGTTTCCCTTTAGGCTTATCCAAGAACTTCTTGCAGGTCTGCCATGGCCTTACTGCACTAACAATTTATTTATATATTAAAGCTGTTCAAGTAAATTCCAAGTACAAACAACATTAGCAGTAACACCACCCGATGCCAATTGCATCAATGCAATAGTTAAAGTTGCAGGATTACCGTTAATATCAGAACCAAAATGTATAATAATCATTTAATCCATGGGCGAACATATTAAAACCTGATGGCCCAGTACCATCCAAACGATCTTGATTGAACGAGTTGGCATAAGTTCTATCTTCAATTACCGAACCATTTGTAAGTTGGCGGCGAACAACAACGGCCAATGTGTTGGCAGTTTGTTCCCAAAAGAAGTTTTTCGTCAGCCATATTATTTTCCTGAGTTCATACCCGATTGAGTGTCAGTAAATAGTTTTCTTGCATCTTCATCGGGAACATGAGAAGGAACACCATGTCTGAAACTATCAAAATCGCCTGCTTGTGCGGCCATTCTCATTTTACTTGAAGACATACCCTCAACTCCTTCGGCGTCAGGATCTCTATCGCCAGCCGACACAACTTTTAATTTATTGAAATTATAATACCCGTGTTTGCCAGGAACTCCATTATACTGTTTAACCATTTTGTCAAATTCAGGAACTCTATCAGAACCAACTACGACAGTTGCTTCCGGATGTCCAGCGGCATGTAATCTACTTAGATGATGTAAAATTGTTGGTGTTTCTTTGGAAGAACCAACAAAGTTTGTTTGTGGGAAAAACTTTCTTGCATGTTCCAACTTTTGATCAATATTCAAAGGATTTTTCTTTGAATCCTGTGAATGAGAAAGAATAATTTCATGATGAGCGCCTTGCTTATTGGCCAAATCCTGAACTTTTTCAATTACCTTTTGATGACCAATAGTTGGACCAGGATTCATTCTTCAATAATTCAATACAACTGGTCTTGTATCTTGTGTTGTTTCTTTTAAGTATCTAAGAAAACTACGTAGCATTTGCAACTGCCTGTTGTTTTTGGAAAGCACCCTTCAAGAAATTTTGACGAGCAAATTCTTTTCTTTTGACAAATTTAGTCATTTCGCCTTGTTTATTCGCAGCAACAACACCTTCTGGATCAGTGCCTTCGCCGCCAATAGAATGTCCCCATGGATTGTTTTTGGCCATAACACCAGTCAATACATCTTTTGCTTTTTGAAGATGTCCATGAAGTTCCAAAGCTTTCTTAAAATGATCTTTATTATCATATATTTCCTGCATATTTGCAGCATGAGCCTGGCGTCTTTTATCCTTTGAAGCTTCAGTTTTTACTGAATCAAGATCTTTTTGATGTTTTGCTTGAAGATGAGCAAGATAACCTTCAACGGAAGGTTCTCCACCTTGTCTCACCATGTCATTAACATGACCTTCCAAAGCTTGACCATGTTTAGAAACTGCATCAAAAGCTTCTGGACTCATACCACGATAAGCTCTTGTGGCAGCTTCTCTATGATGAAGAAACTCTTGTTGTTCTTGTGGAGTATAATTAGCTGGATTTACTGATATTGATGGGTCAATATTATGTACATCTGGATGATTACTTAATCTAGTTCTTTCTTTATCATCCAATGGACCAGCTGCCATACCTTCTAATCCAGCGCCTTTTGGACCTTTGTATTTTGTGTGTACAACAACGCCCATTTTGGATGCTTTCATTTTGGCAGCATCAGCGGAATCAGTTGGTGTTGAATATGTAATAGTATTTGGAGTAACACTATGACGCCCGCCCGATGTTTTGATGTCGGGTTTAGTATACATCATATCACCCTGATATACATCTCCTGCTTTTGCATTTTGTGGCATAATTTTAGGCAGATGTTCCAAAGCAGCATGCATCTTTTCGGCTAACCCAGGAGAATGACCATAATGTTGATCTACATCTTCATGAGTAAAAGCAAGCTTAGGTGTTTTGTTGAAAGCGCCTTTAGTTGCCACAAAAAACTGACCAGTTTGTGGATGATGGCCGAATACTATTGAAGGAGCGCCATCAAACTTTGTGGAAAAATGTGTTGAAGTATTTTTACCCAATAGTTTTTTGTGAGCGTCGTCAAGGAAATCAGCTGCTCTGGATACGCCTGCATGACCATCATAAATTGCATTATCTTCAAGGTGACGTAGATGAGTAAGCTTTCCGGCTTTAGGATCAGCAACTGCAGCTTCCGTTAAATATGTTTTAAAATCTAACATTATTGAGCTCCTGTAATACGCATATTTTTAGCGTGTTGAATATCAGCCGGACTATTAAATGCCACACCACCATGTTCTCCGGAAGGACCGCCATCATCAGCCCATCTACCCAAATCTTCAGAATCTTGTGGTTGTTGTGGCATTTTTAAAATTGGTTGAACTTTCTGAGGTTGTTGTACAATCGGAGCAACTGGTTGTTGTACTGGAACAGCAGCTTTACGAGATTTAACAGGTTTTGATGTTGGAGAAGAAGCAACTGGCGAAGCAGTTTTATCTTTTTTAGTTAAAAATGGAGCTTTAGTTGTTGAAGCGAATCCTTTCATTGGCCCGCTTCCCTTTTTAATAGCTTGATCTAAAATTGGTTCGTAGGAATCAGCGCCCTTTCGTCTGCCTTCAATTCTAAAACTAATACCACCACTATGGGGCGCAACTCTAAAATGTTCAAAATTTTCCAACTTGGATGCGTCATCAGACATATCAGACATGTGATGAGTAGCTCCGCCCTTTTCATCAGGTCTAGTATGTAATCTAAAATGTTGAAATTGTGTTTGAGGAGCAATTCTTGATTTTACATAATTTCTAAGAAAATTTTGACCGTCATCAGAGCTTGATCTTTTGGTCAAACCTTCTGACATTTTGCGAGCCATTTCTTTTTGCGCTGATAATGCAGATTTATCCGCTTGATCAGCTAAATTTTTGTCTTCTGGATTACTTGAATTTTTTAATTGTTTGTAATGTTCATGATCTTTAATGCCGAGACCAGCAGTAAATTTTTGATGATTTGCTCTTAAGTTAGATAAATCGCCTCTGTTCAAACCACCAATATTTTCAAGCTCTTCCAATCCATTATTTCTGAGGTTCATATCCTTGGATTTACCATATTTTAAGCTTACGCCCAATGGACCTTTTTCAGTTTTTACCATAACATCTGCATCAGAATTGGGGTCTTCCACAGAAGTAAATCTTTTATGATCTCCTGGTTGTGAAGTCCAAGCAGTTTGATTGATTTGATTGTGACCAGCTGAAGCCAAATGAGATCTGATATGATTGGCGCCTCCAATCGCATGCGTGTTGATCTGATTGTACAAATTAGGGTCTCTGGCATCTAATTCTTTTTTAATATAATCATGAACATCTTGAGGTGTTTTGCCTTCTTCGTCTCTATAATGAGTCAATAATTTATTGGGAGCGCCAGCCTCATTAGTTCCATGTTGTAAATGAGAACCAGCAAGAATTTCATACAACTTACCTTTGGCATCATTAAGATTAAATTCTTTTTGTTTTGGTGGCTTCTTAGTTCTTGTTGCCTCATATAATTCAAGATATTTAGAAAAATTAATCATCAAACTTTCCTTGTAGTAATTGTTGTTTCCCCAGTTTTGGGATTGTGTTGTACATGATGGGCGTGAAACTCTACATCTTTATATTTTTTCTTCAAAGATAACATAGCTTCTAAATTTTCTGCCGAATCATCATATAGATGTACTCTTTTATAACCATGTTTGTCAATAGCATCAGTCATAACTGACTTCTTTGCTTCTGAAGCTTTTTTATTTTCGTTTGGGGGATTGCCTGATCTTCTGACGTGAACCTTACCAATATCAATACCAAACTTTTGCATATGATGAGCAAATTTCGGCTGGTCATCCAAATCTGATCTGGCAGTTAATATTTCTACCTTTCGACCCTTATCCGATAAACTTTTTAGTTTATTTATGACCTTTTTAATTGGCTTTGCGGATTGACCGAATGTGTCTGATGATTTAAATTCGCCAAAATCATATGAATGACCTTTTGGCAACGGATGCGTATTATACTCAGAACTAGTTAATGTTCTAACTCTTTTTCCGCTTGGATCTTTAACATGAATTCTCAATTTACTATTATCATGATGAACCAATGTATCATCTAAATCATAATAATGAATTTCGTGCTTCGGATTTGAAGTTTCTTCAATGATAAAATCGGTGAAATCTTTAAATGAAATCATGATTATTCCTAAATTTAAATTACTGGTTATTTATAGTTATTGGATAGGAAAAAAAAAGGCGAGCTTTTCAGCTCGCCTTTGACAACGAAAAT